ACACAACCACACACTTGATGCATTGTCAAACACAACCATTACTGCTAACTCCACCGGCGAAATATTGAAGTGGAGTGGATCAGCATGGATTAATAACACATTAGCAGAAGCTGGCATTCAGCCATACGACGCAGATATCCCAACCCTCGTCGCATCACAAGCCGAGATGGAAGCCGGTACCAAGGCCGAAAACAGAACAATGAATCCACTTGGTGTGGCACAGGCGATTGCTGCACTAGCAGGCGGCGGCGGGGCCACAATGGCTGATGACACAACGACTAACGCCGAGCTGTATCCAGCTTTCGCAACCATAACAACTGGTTCGTGGACGAACTCATACGTGTCATCAACTAAGCTAACATACAATCCGGCATTGGGTGCATTATCATCGGTTGATTTCATAACCACGTCTGATGAGCGACTCAAAGAGAACATAACACCAATTGAACAACCATTGGATATCATTAACCAAATGGAAGGTCATGCGTTTAATTGGAAGGAAACTGGCCGCGGATCATACGGCTTCATTGCGCAGGAGCTGGAAAAGATAATACCAGAAGTTGTGTTTACAGATAGCAAGGGGATGAAGTCTGTTAACTATCTTGCTACGATTAGTATATTATTGGAAGCAGTTAAAGAGTTAAATACGAGCATGAAGGCAATGGAACAAACAATGCAAACTATATTATCCAAGGAGAGCTAATAGTTATGATTAAGGTAATCTTTTACAAAGACAGCGGTAACTTTTTTGATAAGCTGATACGGTGGTGGACTTACGGTCCGTATTCTCATTGTGAGATTGTTATCAATGGAGTAATGTATTCGGCAGACTCGCGAAATAATATTGTTCGCAAAGCGTATTTCATGCAGGATGTTAGTAAGTGGGATGAGGTTACGCTAAACCTCCCATCTGCACCAATTAAGGCCTTTCTGGAGAGTCAGCTTGGGAAGGAGTATGATTACATTGGTATAATCTTTTCTCAAATCTTTAACTTGAAGTTCCACAATAAGAATAAATGGTTTTGCTCTGAGCTGTGTGCAGCAGCACTCAAGACGGATCTTGGTATACTGCAAAGCTCTCAACGTATTCATCCAAATAAACTGTATGGTATTGTTCAGAGATATACCAATGTTTAACCAGAAGTGTATAGCTCTTTAATAGTTTGTATGCGAGTGAGGATGTCATCTAGCTTTAAAGTAGCCCAGAATCCGGGGTGTAGTGGCTTTGGTACTACACCGGAATTGACCCAGGCGTATCCGATGTGTTCGTGATTTAATTCCGGTACAAACTCATCATTGATTATGCAATAAAATGTATGAAAGCAGAAATGATTACCAGCTGACGTAAACTTCTCAATTGGCACTAGCTTTAAATAATCTGGCATAATACCCATTTCCTCAATGCACTCACGCTCAATTGCTTCAAGAAGAAGCTCCCCCTTTTCGATTTTGCCACCAGGCAGCCCCCAACAACCGCGATACTTATTATCGTTGCGCATCAGGAATAAGTGTCGGTCGGTTTTGATCGAGTAAAACAGAACTCCGACGGCTTTTACTTTGGCGTCGTTGTTCATTATTAAAGGACAACCGACCACTGACCGCCTGCGTAAATTCCTTCGAAGCTTCTTTTCCATTGCCCGTTGATAAACTTAAACTGGATGTTAGTTTTGAGATTAGTCACGTACTCAGGCTGGTTAGCAAGGACATCGGCAGAATTAAGTGCCACTACCCAGTTTGTGCCGTTGAACTCGATGATGTCATTGGCAACCGCTACTAACTCAATGCTACCGTTCCATGCGGCAGCGACACCTGTGTCGCTTGCACTGCCGGTACTCTCAACTAACAAGTACCGCTGGCCAGATACTGCCAATGGCAACCCGATACCCGGACCGGAAGTGAGTGGATCAATTACTGCATCAATTGGTGACAGTGTGTTGCTGTTAAGAGTGTCAGGATCGACGGTGAACAACAATACCCCGTCATCTGCAGGGTGGTACGCCACAGTCCCGATAATATCAGATTCACCGTCGATCGCAGACTCAAACCGTACCTGTGAAATGCCACCGTTGATTACACCGTACTCGTCGATTACTGCTTTCCAGGAGATGTCATTGTCTGCCGGGGATGGCACATAATCAATTGCTCCACTATCACCTGGATCGGTTTGTGGTAGTATTCGCAATTCGTTGCCGAGTAAGAACACTTGATAACCGTGCGGGGTAATCTTAACACGAGTGCCTAGCAGTATATCATCTTGGTTGATTGCGTCAATGAATACGCCAGTTCGGTCATAAATGCCTGCAATGACCTTATGTATTACTCCTTCTTTAGTTATTTTGGCGGGTGGACTAATCCAAATTGGCAAGGAGAACTTTAAAGTTGCAATATCAATCGAGTCGTTATTGTTTGGTACTGACCGCGAAGACCAATTCAGATCGTCGAGCTCGATCGTGCTCAAACTAGTCCAGTCAAGGTAGTTGTCAGTTGACTGAATCTCAAGTGATGGATTGAACAGCGTTACTAGCTGCTCAATTAACTGGAGCTTCATGTTAGTGCTAGTAGTCCAGATGTCCAGCGACAGGCCGAGCGTGTACGGCACTGGCATTAATCGTTCAAGCGTGAAAGCATTACCCTGTGTTTCTTCAAAGGTTTGAGAAGTTTCATCCCACTGGCGTTGTCTGATGTGTTTACGATCAACAAACCCTGGGTCTTGTACTTTGGATCTTTCATACTTTAACGAGTTAATGTAAAATGACATCTGCGGCGCACACGGAACGTTATTCTGTGAGTTCTCCTGCAGGATAGTCTGTGCCTGCCGGCTTGCATCACCGTAGCGCACTGGCACCCGGATAGTTACAGGCAGGCTATTCGTGTCAAGACCGCTTTCAACTTCGAAGTTGCTAAAGATCCTAGCAAACTGAAGTAGGAATCTGCGAATTTGTGCGTCGTAGTAGAATTGGCTCACTTACTGATCTCCGATTAATTATCTTTTGTGGGTCTGAGCGCATCACTGAGTGACTGCCTAGATGGAACATCGCCGCGATCCGGCGTACTAACGACGTTGGTGTTATTAACGAAAGAACTACGTTGGGTATCACCGTCTAAGTAGATGTCTGTTCTTACGTTGTCTTCGACCTTGACCCAGATGCTACCGTTGTATCTGAACAACCGATTCGGCTTGTAGTCAAGGCGCAAGCAATGGTCACCTTCGGTAGGATCAATTGGGAATGCTACCGAAGGTGTAACTGGCCAGCCGTTAGGTGGGATGCCGTCGCCGGTTAGATATCCTAGGCTCATCGACGAACCGTTAGCTGACAACGCACCCTTGTCAGCCGTTAGTGTAACTGTGGAAATATCCGCCGTGACTAACGCCGAGTCAACCGTAAAGCCGGTTGTGTCAATTGGCAGGCCATTCACATCGTAACTGATAACGTAGAAGCTACTTACGTCATAGCCACTCAGTGGTACGTCCACCTCTGCTTGTGTAAGTATCGCGTCGTTTATAGCTAAGTTCTTACTGTGCTGGCACATGTAATCAGCGAGTGTGCCACTGCCGTTGCCTGTACCATCATCACCATCAATGCCACCTTGCGTGTCCATGTAGTTACCGAGAATATCATTGTACTCTTGTGATCCAACCAATGGTACTGCCTTAACTCGCCACAAGTGAGGCTGCCATGTCTGCGAGAAGCCCTCACTAGCAAACGATGCGTCGTTAACGACGTAGAACTTAGGAAGCCCTTTTGGTACACTAGGGTCAAGCGGATGAAAGTCTTTTAAGTTTGGAATTTCGAGGACATCGCCATTCATTAACTTCCTTCCGATATTGTCAATCATATCATTGTAGTGGAAGGTGACAAACATTGTGTCGTTCATTAGGAACAGACCAAATTGGCTCAAGTCAAAGTCGATGTCCTGGACGCGGTATACACCACGCAGCGTGTAGATATCTTCTTCGTAGTCGCGATTGCGATTCTCAAGTAGCAGCAAGTCTTCAATGAATAACGGATTAGTCTCATCATATACAGGCTGAGTTGCGTCACCTAAGTTGGCAGCGGTTTGTTTAACACCGAGGTACTTGTGAATCTGGACGTCAAGGCCCCCGA